GTAAGCGCCACCTGCTCCTCCTGCTCCAGCGCCACCACCACCAGCGCTTACACCTGTAAAGAACGCGTAATAACCTGCACCTCCTGAGTAGGTGCCATCGCCGTTGGCTCCACCGTTGGGGTCGCCAAACAAGTCTGGTATAAACGTGCCACCAGCATTCGCGGTTCCACTTACGTTAGTGAGCGTTGTGTTTCCTTGTGCTCCACCGATGCTGGCTGTCATACTGCTCGCCAAAGTCACATTGAGTTGGTACGCCTGCCCTGCACCACCACCTCCACCGTAGCCAGCACTACCACCGCCACCACCAATCAACTGCGCGTAGTAACAAGCCGTCATCGGTGTTCCACCCCATGTAGGTGCAGTCCATGTACCGCTAGAGGTAAAAGCAACGGTCTTAAGACGATAAGTAGTGAAGCCACCTCCAGACCCGATAACGGTTCCGACCGAACTGGTCGCTATAAAACGGTAGTAGTACGTCGTTCCTGCTGTTAAACCTGTGACCGTTTTTGAACACGCCGTCCACGAACTACCAGAGACAGTAGACGGTGTGGGCGTCACCTCGGTATAAGTGCCAAACAAAGAGTCCGTTCCATACTGCAACTTAACGGCTGTAGAAAACCCCAGAGCGTTAACTTCGCAAGACATAACTGCTGTGTCAAATGTGTACGCCGACGCGACACTGCGAATCTCGGGTGCGTCTTTAACTACCGATGAAGTTGATTGACCCGATGTTCCACTCCCTGATGCGTTGCGTTCGTAAATAGCAACCGTGAAACGAGACGAACCAGCAACCTTCATAGACCATTTCTTTGGTGACAAGTTCAACTCAATGGAGTTAACCAAAAGGTCACGTTGAAATGCCGAACCTTGCGAAGGTGTCCTTCTGAATTGAATACGGTCAAGCAGTTCAAGGTTAAGCAAAGTTTGCCACTGCACAAGGGACGCTGGCAAGCCAACTTCTAAAGCGTTGATAGACGGTGGGTTCTGCACGCCATACCGAAGCCAAAACTGTGCCAACTCGTCAGCCTCGGACGCCGTTGAACACTGCGCATCAATAGTCAGCGTGTGGAGACCATTATCTTCAATTGACGTTGTGTCGTACAAACCAGAAACCTGTGACGAGGCGTTTCCTCCGTACTGAACAACGATGTCGTTGCGCAGGTTGTCGCCGTCGTACCACATATTCACTTCGCCTGTGTAACCAAACCCTGAACCATCATCCTTAAATGTGATGGACGGCGTGGTCAAAGACTGAAAGAAAAAACGGTTCGTGGCTCGCAACTCGCCGTGACGGTCAACAAATAAGTAACCACCCTCTGTTCTTTGAGCCTGAAGCAAAGCATCAATGATTGGTGTGTTTGGCGACGGAACGCCAGCAATAATCCCAGATGACCCACCGTCAACCGTCCACATGGATGAGTCAACGTCTGTAAGGGCAAGCAGTCGCTCAACTCGCGCGCCAGTTCCTTCCGTCTGGTTTCCTTGACCAAACTGGTACAAGTTGGTGATTTCTGTTGCCGTCAGGACGCGATTAAAGACGGCGACGTCTTGGTACGCACCGTCCCAGAAGTTAAAGTTGACAGTTGGGAACACAAGCACACCAGCCTGATTTGCTCCACCCGTCGCGGTTGCATCCGTACCGTCTACATAGATTTTGGCTTCACCCGTTGACTGTTTGTATGTGAAAATAAAGTGGTGAGGGATGGTGCTGTCAAACTTGTCAGTTTTTGTTTCCCTGTAGGACGCTGTAATGAAGTTGCCGTAAATCAACTGGACGTAAGTTCCACCTGAACCAAAGGACGAACCAACACGCGCTTTGATGTAATCCGTCCCTGAACCAGCAATTACAAAAATGTCTCGCGACGCTTGACCTGTCCCTGCCGACCAACAAGAAACCGTCAGGTCACCAGTTGTTGATGTCACCGATTGAGTGGCAATGCCAAATGCACCGTACGCAACGTTGACGCTTTTCCCAGACAATCCAAAACCTAAAGGAACGTACGCTGTTGGTTGTTTCGCAAATGCCGAGTTGTGACTGGCTACGAGGTTCATTGAACCCGAGTCACGCAGTGTTGTTGAGCCACTTGGCTCCCCACAACGGTAATAATGTTTAGGGAGGAGTGACTTGGTGTAAATTTCAGCCAAATCACCACGCAGTTCAGTTGTTGAAAGAAGCGCCAAAAGGTCAAACGCCTCAATCTCCACTTGGGTGACAGTTTGGTCTGTTCCCAAGTTGACGTACGAAGTTGGAAACCCATTGACAAAGCCACGAAACACGTCGTAGTAGGTGCTGTTTGCCAACGCGCGCACTCTGATTTGACGTCGTGGTTTCAGACGTCCGTAATAAATGCCTGAAGTATTGAACGGGTCAAAACGACGGTCTTGGTCTACTAAGGTGATGGTGGCTGTTGAAACAAAACTGTCATTCCAGTCACCTTCGCGTCCACGATGAACACTGACCCCAGAAACAAACTCCGTAACAGGAGTCCACGTTGGGCTGACGTCATAGGGGCTTGCATCAAAAGCAATCTCAACAATCAGTTCTGGATAAGCCATTACAAAGTCCTAAACGGCAGACGACCAGTGCGCTTTTCGTGGGATTGAAGGATGGAAACCAACTCGCGCCCGATTTCTTGTTTGTCGCCAACACCGACGTTGACCTCAATGTGGTACGAGTTACCACCGGGCATACCACCGTTTCGTGGCAATGGAATGACTGCTTCGTTTCGTCCAGCCTCACCAAGAAGCGCCAAAGTACCACCCGAGCGTGCTCTCACAATTCCACCAGCCGCCATTGGAGTTGCCAAGTCCTCAAGCGTACTCATGCTGAATTCAATGTCCACGCCAAAGTTCTTTTTCAGTTTTTTCATCTGCGCTTCGGTGATGCCCTTTGATGACAGTTTCAATTTCAACTTGCTAGCGGCGTCAGTAATTCCCTTGACAAGCGCTTCACCCTGAGTGATGCCTGCCTGATAAAACTGGTTCTTTGCGGCTTCGGCTTCCGTGTTTGCTGTGGACACAAGTTCGGTGTACCAAGTGTTCGCTTTACCAATTGCGTCTGTTCCACCGTTGAGTAACTCGGTACCGATAGCCATACCTGTTTCAGCACCAGCAGACACAATTTGTGCGATGCCTGCTTCGCCAAGTCCAGCCGCGCGCAGACGGTTAATCATGACGCTAAAGTCTTTAGCCTGATTGTATTGAGACTCCAACGCCTCCATAAAGGTTTTCTTACCAGCAGTTGCTTTCGTCAGTTCCGTTTGAGCGTTGTTGTATTCAGCAACAGCATCGGTGTATGCGCTCATGTCACGCTTCGCAAGCGCGTCGGTGACTTTCTTTTCAGCGTTGGCTACACCATTTAGGGCGTTTTGATAATTGTCCATGCTTTGCTTTGATGCACCAAATGCGCTGGAAAAACTGTAAACGGACATGATTGCGTCTTTGATAGAGCGTGCAAAGTCGTCGGCGCGACTCTTTAACTGGTCTAAGAACCCTTTAGCCTTGTTGACTTTGTCGGCAGACATTTGGTTGATGGAGTCAATGAGTTTCTGGAGAGGATTACCAGTTCCACCACCAGTCGGTGTCGGGGTTGGAGTTTTGGGGTCTGTCGCGCTTCCACCACTCCAACCCTCAAACTTGCGGAAGTCCGCCGCCGAGGCGAGTTTGCCAGCAAGTTTGCCTGCTTTCTTTGTGTTGTTGTCAATTGTTGCACCCATGATGTCCAGTTGAAGGTTGACCTTTTTCAACGGCTCTATCTTTTTGGTGAACGGGATTTTGTTCCACCCCTTGATAATCAAGTTGACGCCTGAAATAAAGGTGTTAATCCAAAACTCCCAATAACCGAGTAGCAGGTTGATTGCCTTTTGGAATGCCGTAACGATGAAGTTCCACACGCCCTTTATGGCGCGACGGAACCAGTCAAACTTCATCCACATCAAAACAACAACAGCAATAAGACCAACAATGGCGGCGACAAGAAGTCCGATTGGGTTGGCGTAAAGGGCGCTGTTAAACAGCCATGTTTGAACTGCCGCCATTTTTGAGGCAATGCTAAACGTCTTGAAGAAAGTAATAATTTTCCCAAAGCCAGCAATTGCCTGCATGGTTAACCACACTGCACCGATAGCAGTACCAAGAACAATGAAGGCGTCTTTATTTTCAATAACAAATGTTGACAACGTGCCAAACAAACCAGACGCAAGACCGACAACCGCGGCAAGAGCAGGGAAAATAATCATCGCAACAGGCATCAGTCCTTCTGCGAGCACAGCAACTAAGTCAGAAAGACCTTGAAACACTGGTGCGAGTGACGACATTTGTTGAACTATCAATGGGATGAATGGGGCAACAGCCGCCATCATGCCAGTGAACAAACCACCAAAGCCGATAATGAGTGGCTCAATCGCTGGAAGCAGGTCAACGAGGGCTTTGAGGGTTGAGCCGACCACACCGTTAATTGTTGGTGCTATGGACTTCAGAAGGTTGTCCATCATGCTAGTCAAACCCGGCAGAGCCTGTTTGATTGACTCAACTGCTGGTTCCATCATTTTTCCAAGTGACTGACCAACGGTGTCTTTGAATGTGGACATCAAACCCTGCAAGGTTCCTGACTGTTCCTCCATCATTCCTTTGACCTTTTGAAGCCCCTCGCCAGCGCCTGACTCAATTGCCTTCATGACATCCTCAGCGGAAATCTTGCCTTGCTCACCTAACTTCTTGATTTCGGGGATGGTCTTACCCATCGCCGCGGCGAGGGCTTCCCAAATTGGAATACCAGCCTGCGTCAATTGCATCATGTCTTGACCAGTTGCGCGACCAGCAGTGGACATCTGTTGAAGGGCGTACACAGCGCGTTGAATGGCGTCAGCGCCATAACCCTTTGCTGACGTGGCGTCACCAAGCACAGTCATGATTGGAATGATGCGTTTTGCTTCCACACCAGTTGACAAAAGTTTAGACGCGGCTTCGCGCAACTGTGGAAGTTCAAATGGGGTCTTGGCAGAGAACACCATCAACTCATCCATGAACTTCTTTGCTTTTTCAGCCGAACCCATCATCACCTTAAAACCGATAGCGGACTGCTCATTGGCTTTGGCTGTGTTGATACCCATCATTCCAGCGGTCTGGGCAAGTCCGACAACGGCTGTGCCGAGCATCATTGAACGGCTCGCCATCATGCCGAACAATCCCATTGAACGTTTGCCGGCGTTTTGAATGCCAGTGTCAAAATGCTCGGTGGCTGTGGTGGCTTTGTCTAGGTTTCTGGTGTAGTCAGTTACGTCGGCGCGGAAACGTGCAAGGACATCAAATACTGTTGCCATTCGTTATCTCCTTCCGCGCCTCATGGACTGCTCTTCCTCCCACGCACGAAGTTTCCACACCGCACGCCAATGAGTCATTTCGGCTGAACTAATAGGGCGAAAACCACCCGAGCCGTACAGCAACTCTTCGCGAGTGCGCCCCAAACGTTCAGCAAGTTCGTATTGGAAGCGCAGTTCACTGTTTTCTAGGAGTCTTTTCCCGCGTCATCAACCGCCGCTTCATTGAAACCTGATAGGCGAGTTGCTACTTCTGCGAGACGGTCAAGAATCGCTCCGTTTTTGCTAAGGATTGCTTCTCTGTCTTCCTCAGTGAACACAGGCTCTCCAGTTTCAGGGTCAAAGCAAGTCTGGATAATAAGGTCTGGGTAGACCTTTGCCATGTTGATGTTTCCACCAGATTGCATTGCTTCCTGCATCAGGACAGCGCGCGCCGCTCCAGACATAGAGCGAAGTTCAACGGTGACTTCCCATTCGGGAATTGTCACCATTTCGGAATGAGAGTCTTTAGCAGACAGGATTTGGTCACGAATGGACACGGGTTACTCCTCAAGAGGTTTAGGACACAAAGGTCACGTTGTTGGTTGTTACGACCAAGTTCCTCGCGTTACAGCGCCAGTTACTTGGAGTTCTGCAGAGAAGGTTACTACGTCAGCGACAGGGCTGGACACTTCATACGAAGTGAGTAGTGCTTCTCCTGAATACTTAACGCGACCTGCTGTTGAGCCTTCTTTGCCGTATTCAAATGACACGCTGTCAATTGTTCCAGCCAAGAGTGCAGTCAGGATGCCTGAGAAGTGCGCGTCTGCTGTTGAGTCAAACTTGCCACCAAGAGAAATTGTCGCGTCTGACAATCCTGTGACGTAGGTCTTGGCGCTACCTGTAGAGCCAAATGTGGTTGTTTCGCCTGTCTCAATTGAGCGAGGCATTGATATTTCGTCTAGATACGCAGAAAGGTCAACAAGGGTGCCTGCTGAGTTATCCAATTTGAGTACCGCATTTTTACCGTGACGGAAAGCCATGATTGTTTCTCCTTAAATTCGTGAGAAGTTGATGTGGAATGTGATGCCACCCGTACCGGCAAGCGTGTGTGACGCACGAAGGTAACGGTTGACTGTGCCAGTGACGGCAATGCGCTCGTTTGCCAGCGCTGTTGTGCTGACTACGGTGAAAGTGACTAGGTCAGCCCATGTTGAGTTGTCAGCAGAATGCTGAACCTTAAACGTGGCGCCGGCGTTGTGAGAGTTTGAGGTGACGTGCAGAACTCCTGCACCACCGTTTGCTGAGGACGCTGAGTTGTCCAGAGCAGTTCCTGTTCCTGTTGTGGTGGCGCTTGTCAGGTCGCGAAGGCTGATGGCGTTGCCAATGCCTCCTGTGACTTGGGCTTCGGCGCTGACCGAGACAACGTCGGCTACAGGGCTAGAGATTTCGTACGAAGTTTCAATGGTGCTGGCTGACTTGACGCGCCTGCTGTGGGCGAGTCCTTCAGGGGCGATTGTGATGACAGCACCGTTTGCATCGCC